CTTTTTCATTTACTTCAAACTTCATGTTCCAATCACCATCATTCTTTTGTGATGGTATATTGTTTTACCACCTCTATATAATATATTTTTTAAACCTGATTGTTTAATTAATTGATCTGTATCTTTGGCACAATTAATATGTAACCATTTAACATTATCATTATCATTACTTTGTAGAACAAACATTTTATCAGGAAACTTTTCTGTAATGATACTCATGTCCATCATATGTTCACAAGAAGTATTAACTATAACTTGACCTTTGTAATCTATATCATCAAAGACTACATCTTTAGTATAAACATTTACTTTAGGATAATCGTTAAACATATGTGCAGCTATGTCTGTGGTATACTCATCCACATCATAAAGGTCAACATTTATTTCACCAAATGTTTCATAAAGAAAAGGTATTAATACAATACCATACCAGCCAGCAAGAATAGATATATGATTAAAGTTGTCAGGTGCAACTTTTTTTAACTCATGACATAACCATTCTTTACTTTGTATCTGAGTATCAAATACACATTCAGAAAAATCTTTAAATTTATAAACGTGTTTATCTGAAACGTATCCTAAACCCTTAACCCATAGTCTTTGTACTTCACCACAATCCATCTAATATTTCACCTCTATCATTAACGTCATCTAATACACATATTGGTATTTGTCTAAATGTATTAGCTTTTGTATCCTCTGGAAATACACATCCATGTTTATATGAATAAGCTAGTCCAGGTTTAAAAAAGTTTAAGTTATTACTATGCCTTCTATATAGCCATGGATCTAATCCATAAAAACTTTTGAATAGCATCTCTTTATTATCTACAAAGTCTTTCCATATTAGTTCACAATTACTTTCATCAATAACCATAATGGAACTATTAACATTACATTGATGTATCTTCATTGCCATATCATCACTAAACCAATATGTCTTTAATATATTTAATTTATCTTTTACAGAACAATCAAAAAAAGGTTCTAGTCCCCAAGGTTTTTTATCATCCATAAATTTTTGATGTACATAACAATCAAGATCTAAGTACATAGTTGGTTCTTTAAACAAACCTGGTTCAAATAATTTAGTTTTATTCCACCACTTACGATCTTTATAATCATCTGTAATTGGTATTACATTTATTTCTTTTTTTAAACCATGTGAATCATCTGTTAAGCATGTAAACTCAATTCTTTGATCTGCATGTTTTAATTGTTTATATAATTGATTAACATATCTTGCATTATATGTTGTACCAACTTTTAAAGATACTGCTTGCATATGTCTGCCTCCCAACCTTCTTTTATATCTAATGGATCTGGTTCATGGTCTTCCATAAAAACACATACAGCATGATCAGGTCTATACTTTGCTTTTTGTTTATCTGGATACTTAGCACCTCTGCTATGTGAATATATTGTACCTTCTGGATATGTATTAATCTTATCTCTATGACATCTCCATAGATATGCATCACTACTATACAAAGAACCTTTAGCTGCTTTGTAATGTTTTAAAAAGTGTTCCCATATTTCATTTGTTACAGGAGCAGTATTATCAACATAAATTAAACTAGCATTAAAACTCATAGTAAGAAAATAGTTACCACCATGCATAGGAACATGCCACTTAGGGTTCCAATCAGTTCCAATAATTGCTGGAGGTTTAGTTTGTATAACTCTACCTAGATCACCTAAAAATAAATTATCTAAATCAGAGAATAATATCTTACCTTCTATACCGCATAGCTTAGGAGCAAACAAAGACATTTTAATTGCATCCCAAAACCACCACTGCTTCATATTTAATATATCATCCCATAACCATTTCTCTGTACACTCTACAGGAATAATATCTTTATCTAACCCTGCAGGGTTATCAGTCATACAATAAGAATTAAACTCACAAGGCATGTGACGTTTAGCCATTCTATGAATTAAGTTAGGATATTCAGCTGCAAACTTATCACCCCACTTAATTGTCATTAAGTTAATTTTTTCCTGGACCATTTAATAACCTTATATAATATCCATCTCTTTTTCTCATTGAGTCTTTATCTCTAGGAAAGAATTCTGAACCAACATCAGCACCATAGTAATGTGAATATGCAATGCCTCTTGGTAATGGTTTAAGATGTGTTAACCATTGGTGTCCTAGATAATCATCATTACCTCTGTACATTGTCATTATAAATTCAGGATCTTTTTCAAAGTCTTTCCATATGTCTGTAAGTGTTCCACCTTGCCATGCCATAAAAGATGTATTAAAAAATGATGGATATTTCATATCTGGATCATCTTGTAACTTTTTAGGTTGCTTACTAAGGTCTAACCAATCAATTGGTTTCCAATAACAATATACAGTTGTTAATTTGTTAGGTACAATAAATTTATCTATATCAGTTATATCTCTATCAATAGTTACATCTAAATCAAAATATAAATTTGTACCTTCTTTATCTACCTGTGGATGAAACAATAACATTTTATTCCACCAACCATCTAACTTCCATTTAGATACATCTATAATTTTTATCTCAGGATGTATTACAGTAGTAAGATTAGTTAGTAAATAGAAATTGAATTTCTTTTTGTAACGCTTCTTTGCTTGCCAAAACAAATCATAGACATGACTATCTCTATATTTGTCTCTTATGGTAGGATCTTCTGGTGTTGTCTTAACACAGAATATATTATTCATAATAAAAGTCTCTGGTTATTGTTAAATAAGGATCTATTTCTTCTTTGAATTTTATAGTATCATACATTAAGTGTAATGTGTCAACACGTTTACTAACTATTATATGTAATAAAGTATGATGATCTTCTAAAAAGAAATTTTCTTCTAATCCATCACGTCCATGATTAACAAATTTCTGATTAGATTTTTTAACTACATGTTCTCTTAACCTAGCATTATAATCAAATGGTATTCTTTTATCTAAGGCTTGTCTAAATTTAAATAAATCATCAAAACCTTCATAAGTATTATGATAAGTAGTTACTAAATAGTTTGGCCACTTGTGCTTATTGGTTACTAATCTATAGTAATCCATTATAGTACCACGAGCTGGCTTAAAATAATCAGGAACTTCTTGCTTTTGAGAATTTTTTTTCATTATACATTCACCTTTAATAATAGTCTAATTGTTTCTTATAAATATATATATCTAATAAATTAAGGAGTTATTTTAATGGCAACAAGATCAGATATGATCATAGATCAAGGAAGTACATTTTCTACAGTTGTCACTGTTACGGACACAGATGGGTCAGTTGTTAATCTAACTGGCTATACTGCTAATTCACAAATAAGAAAGCACGCTACATCTAGTGGTGCTACAGCTACATTTGGTATAAGTAATGGTGGTACTAATGGTCAACTAACATTATCATTAGCACACGCAAATACATCTGCCATTACAGCAGGTAGGTATGTGTATGATGTAGAAGTAACATCAGGTGCTAATGTTAGATCAAGAGTAGTGGAAGGTATTGTTACAGTAACTCCAGAAATAACAAGGTAGAATAAATGGCAATACAAGGACAATCCGGTGTACTATTAAACACAACAGCTCTGGCTATTAAGACAACACAGAGTACTGCAGGTGGAACTGCAGCCAGATTAGATAAGCTGGAAGATGTTAGAGAAGTATCTAAAGCTAATAACAATATATTAGTTTATGATGAAACATTAGATTTATTTATATTGAAAGCTCCTGATTCTGATGGTGGTACATTTTAGATGGCAACAGAAGATTTAGGAACAGTTTCACTTATAACACAAACAAATGTTAAAACAAAAGTTTTAAGTCGTAGAGCAGACTTTTTATCAGAGCTAGGTGATGTGGTGTTAACCAACAAAGCTGCTGATGATGTATTAAGATATAATAAAGCAAACGACACATATGTAATAACACCAAGAAAATTAGACGGAGGAACTTTTTAATGGCTGGTACAATTCAAATCAAAAGATCAGCAAGTACTGCTACACCAAGCGCTTTAGACTTTGGTGAGCTAGCTTGGTCTTCTAATAGCCAAACAATAAGCATTGGTAGAGAAGATGGTGACACAGCCAACCTAGTTGCTATAGGTGGTATAAGAACTCCTGGTACATTAACAGCTAATCAAGCATTAGTAGCTAATAGTACTTCTTTTATTAATGAAGTTAAAGCAGCTAACCTTCATATTGGTACTTTAAAAAGTACTGCAAACTTAGAAGCGAACGTAACAATGACAACTAGTGCTACAGCTAATCTCTACAATGTACACTTTCGTGGTGACCTAAAAGATGAAAACGGAAATAAACTACAGATACTATACGCTAATGGAGACGTAGCATGGGGATAAGATATGGCAACACCTAACAGTAGAACAACAATGAAAGAATTTTGCTTACGAAGATTAGGCAAACCAGTTATTGAAATTAATGTAGATGACGATCAAATGGATGATCGCATAGATGAAGCCCTGTTGTATTATCAGGACTATCATTTTGATGGCACTGAGCAAACATGGCTTAAGCATGAAGTTACACAGACAGATATAAACAATAAGTACATACCAATTACAGATTCTAAGACTATAGCTATAGTAGACATATTTGATGTAGGCGATACTATGGCCACAAACAATTTGTTTAATGTTAGATATCAAATAGCATTAAATGATATGTACGATATATCAAGAATGAATCTTGTACCTTACTTTATGAATTTTATGAACATTAGATTTATAGAAGAGTTGCTGGTAGGTAAACAACCAATTAGATACAATAGACATGTAAATAGATTATATGTAGATATGGATTGGGAAAAAGTTTCTCCAGGTGGTTACATTGTAGCTAAAGTTTATAACAAAATAGATCCTGATACAAATACAGACGTATGGGGTGACAGATGGTTACAAAGATATGTAACTGCTTTGTTCCAAGTTCAATGGGGTAAAAATCTAACTAAATTTACAGGTATGCAATTACCTGGTGGTGTTCAATTTAATGGAGAACAAATTCTACAACAAGGAATGGAAGAGAAAAATAAACTGGAAGAAGAAATGATCTCTAGTTACTCCCTTCCTGTTCATGATATGACTGGATAATTAAATGGCTAAGGGTACCAATCTTTATTTTAATAACTTTACAAATAGAGACGAACAGAATTTAATTAATGATCTCGTATACGAGTCAATCAAGATTTATGGGATTGATGTTGGGTACATGGCCAGAACATTAGATGATACAGATGATATCTTAAATGAAAGTAGAAAAGCATACTACAATCAATTCACTCAAATAGAAATGTACATTAAAAATGTAGATGGCTTCCAAGGTGAAGGAGACTTCCTAAGTAAGTTTGGTGTAGAGATTAGAGATCAAATTACATTCTCTGTTGCACGTCGTACATTCTCAGAAAGTGTAGAGTCAGAACAAAATATTACAAGACCTAGAGAAGGTGATTTAATTTACTTACCTCTTAATAATAAAACATTTAAAGTAACATTTGTAGAACATGAGCCAATATTTTATCAAATGGGTACATTACAATTCTATGATGTAACTTGTGAACTTTGGGAGTACAGTGGAGAAAGAATTAACACTGGCTTTGCTGAAGTAGATAATATCGAAACTACATTTAGTACTGATATATACTTAGATACTATGCTGGTAATAGAAGATGGTATTGAACCTTTATTTGATGAGAATCAAGAAAGACTATTAACAGAAGCAGAAGATAGATCAGATGCTAGTGCAAACTCATCATTAGATTATGATACAGTAACTAATGCTGACAATATACAAATTGAAACAGATGCGGATGCAATCATAGACTTTAGTGATGTAGATCCATTTAGTGAGGGCGGGAGCTTCTAATGTTAGGACATACCTATTATCATCAACACTTACGTAAGTATGTAATTGTGTTTGGAACATTGTTTAATGATCTTATTATTCAAAGAAAAGATGCTGCCAACAATGTAGTACAAGATATAAAAGCACCGTTAGCTTATGGTCCAAGAGAAAAAGCATTAGCTAGATTAGAACAAGATCCAAATCTAAACAGAAAGACTGCTATATCATTACCACGTTTAACATTTGAAATGCAATCTTTCTCATATGCTCCTGAAAGAAAACTAAACAAAATTCATAGAAATGTTTCAGCACTTACAGATGATAAGAAAAAAATGTATGCAGCTTATACTCCTGTACCATATGATATAGGTTTTGAGTTAAACATTATGACAAAGTATGCTGAAGATGCCACACAATTACTAGAACAGATACTACCATTCTTTACACCAGAGTGGTCTATAACTATGAATCTAATTCCAGAGATGAATTGGAAACAAGACATACCGGTAGTACTTAATAGTGTAAGTACATCAGATACATACGAAGCAGATTTTGAAACAAGAAGAGCTTTAATACATACATTAAATTTTACAATGAAAGGTTACTTCTGGGGACCACTTAGGAAAACTGGAATTATTAAAACCACTAATGTTATGACTCACGTAGATACGTCCAAGGTATATGCAAATGCACATCCAGCTAATACGGTATTTGCAAATGTAAATGTAACAGACTCTTCTCAACCAGGGTACTATATACATAGTAGAACAACAACTACGCCAGGTTTATTGGCAAATGGAAGTCCAACATCTAATGCATCAGCTACTGTTAGTATAGACAACATAGATGAAGATGATGATTATGGATACATACAAAATTTTGAGGAATGGTTCAGTGCAAACACATCAGCCTAAGGAAGATAAAATAGCAGACTCTTTAGATTTAACTCCAATTGTAAATGAAAAGAAAGAGGTTACAGTTGTGGAGCCTCCTAAAGAAGATCAAACACAAAGAGATTTAGATTACTCCAGAGAAAATTTATACCACTTAGTTGAAAGAGGTAGAGATGCTTTAGAAGGTATATTAGATTTAGCACAACAAAGTCAATCACCTAGAGCATATGAAGTAGCTGGCCAGTTAATTAAAACAGTAACAGATACTAACAGAGATTTAATTGATCTACAAAAGAAAGCAAAAGATTTATTTAGAGATGACAATGTAGATCCTAAAACAATTAACAATAATTTATTTGTAGGTAACACATCTGAGCTAACAAAATTATTAGGAGGTACAGCAAGAGATGTACCGTCAGGGAAAAGTAAGTTATGATAGATGAAGCATCAATGGACTTTACGCTATTCTTAGTACCGTGGATAGCTTTACTAATATCACTTATAGCTACACTGTGGTTAAAAGAATGGGTGACATCTTTAGTTAAAGGTATGAAGTTTAGAATGAACAAAGCATTCAATGAAAGTGACCATGTAATATTAGATGGTAAGCCTGCTGTTATAGTTAAAGTAGGAATAACAGAAACAGTCTTTGGTGTATACTCAGATGCTGGGTACACATGGAGATATGTTCCTAATACTAAAATAGAAAATTTAAAATTAGAAAAGATAATTAATAGAGAACTACATCTTGATTCACCTCAAGAAAAAGCTCGCAAGTTACAGGACCTAATAGACGTAGGTCAGAATGATAAAATAAATGAGAATGCCAAAGCAATAGAAAGGTTAAAGAAATAATGTTTGAGTACAATTTTAAATTAAGAAAAATCGTAGATGGGGACACAATAGATGTTGACATTGATCTAGGTTTTGGTGTATGGTTAAAGAAGCAACGTATTAGAATGATGGGTATTGACACTCCAGAGTCTAGGACATCAGATGATGAAGAAAAAGTTTATGGTCTTCTAGCTAAACAAAGACTTACTACTCTACTTGCAGATGCTAAAGTATTAAAAACATATAACGACGAGCGTGGTAAGTATGGTAGAATACTTGGTGAGGTCATTTGTTACTTTGCTGCAGAAGATCGCTGGGCTGGTTCTTCAGAAATAATGATTAGTGAAGGTCACGGTGTCGCATACCATGGTCAAAGTAAAGATGACATAGCAGAAGAGCATCTAGCTAATAGATTAAAATTAAAGGCAAGCGGACTTGTTAACAAAGAATGATATCTATCTTGGTAATCCAAGACTAAAAAAAGCTAATGTAAAAGTAGACTACACCGCTGAACAAGTGGAAGAGTTAGCTAAGTGTGCTAATGACATACATTACTTTTGTAACCATTATATGAAAATTGTTAATGTTGATGAAGGTCTAGTCAACTTCACTACATTTGATTTCCAAGAAAAAATACTTAACAGTGTACAAGGTAATCGTTTTACTATATGTAAGATGCCTAGACAGTCTGGTAAGACTACTGTTATGACTGCTCTTATATTACATTTTGCTTTATTCAATGAATCATTTAATGTAGCTGTGCTAGCTAATAAGGCTGCAACTGCTAGAGAGATCTTACATAGAATACAATTAGGTTTTGAATACTTACCACATTGGATGCAACAAGGTATAGTAGAGTGGAACAAAGGTAATGTAGAGCTAGAGAATGGTTCTAAGATATTAGCTGGTGCAACATCATCAGGTTCTGTTCGTGGTGGTTCTTTTAACTTAATATACTTAGATGAGTTTGCATTTGTACCACCGCATCAGCAAGAAGAATTTTTTGCATCAACTTATCCTACAATTTCTTCTGGTAATACAACAAGAGTTATGATAACGTCTACTCCTAGAGGTATGAATCTTTTCTATAAAATATGGACAGATGCTGTTGAACAAAGAAGTGAGTATGAAGCTATCGAAGTTCATTGGTCTGATGTACCAGGTAGAGATGAGGCTTGGAAAAAACAAACCATACAAAATACAAGTGAAGAACAATTCAGAGTAGAGTTTGAATGTGAGTTCTTAGGTTCATCTAATACACTTATACATCCTACTAAGTTAGGAGAGTTAGTCTTTCATGAGCCATTATCTAAATCAGAGAATATGAAAGTATTTAAAGAACCTCAACCCAATCATGTATATACTATATGTGTTGATACATCAAGAGGTGTTGGTAATGATTATTCCGCTTTCATTGTTATTGATTGTAGTGTGCTTCCTTATGAGGTAGTAGCTACATTCAGAAGTAATATTATAGCACCTATGATATATCCTAATGTAATATATGCAGCTGGTAAAAAATATAATAATGCATACTGTCTTGTAGAAATAAATGACATAGGACAGCAAGTAGCAGACATACTACATCATGATCTTGAGTATGAATTTATAATGACAGCACAATGGAGAGGCAGAGCAGGACAAATAGTTAATGCTGGCTTTGGTGGTGGATCCCAACAGATGGGTGTAAGAACTACCAAACAATTAAAAAGAGTAGGTTGTTCTACATTAAAAACTATCATAGAGAACGATAAGTTAATAATTAATGACTTTGATATACTGCAAGAGCTTACAGCTTTCTCTGTAAAAGGTACTAGCTTTGAAGCAGAAGAAGGTTATAATGATGATTTAGTAATGTGTTTAGTATTATTTGCTTGGTTATCTAATCAAGAATACTTTAAAGAACTAACAGATATTGATATAAGAAAGAATTTATTTAGTAAAAATGAACAAGCAATTGAGGATGATGTATTACCATTTGGATTTATTAATGATGGTACAGGTGGTAGTGTAGCAGAGAATGATGAGTTTGGTGCAGACACATTACTAACACATGCGGAGTGGGACATAGATGATACACAAGGAATATTCTAAACCATATAAATTAAAACTACCAACACCATCAAAAGAACTTCAAACATTAGTAAAATTGTTTTCTAATAGTTGGGGATATGGGCAAAGACAAACGCAGCAAAGGAAATACTTAAACAATTTAACTAACAGTAATAGTGCTGCACATGACTTTGTACCGTATACTGTTGGACCAGAAGCAGAACAAATGAATCCATATATGAAAGAATATGAAGAGATATTTGGTGAAAGTATAGTTCCAATCCTAGGTATTATGAGAAATGTTACAACTAAACCAGCTTGCATCCCACCACATTTAGATAAGGTTAAAGGAGCTAGTGTTAATTTTGTTATAGAATCTGGTGGAGACAATTGTACAACAGTACTATATGATAAGGCTAGAACAAAAAATACTGAAGATGTTTTATTTATTGATAGAGATAAAGTTAATAGTATTGGTGAATATGATCTTAATAGTGGATGGTATGTGTTTGATACACAACGAGTTCACTCTGTAGAAAACATAATAAGTAGGAGAGTAGTACTAACTCTTATGCCAGTATCGGAAATTAGTATGGAAAAATTTATTTTATCATATGATCATTTAATTTGCGAGCCTGCAGTTTTTATAAATAAATACAAGCCCTAAATTACAAGCACCACTAAAGGTCATATAAGGAGAAACAAGATATGGGATTTCAAGTTAGTCCAGGCGTAAACGTCTCCGAGATAGATCTGACAGGCATTATACCTGCAGTTTCTACCACAGAAGGCGCCCTAGCTGGTTGGTTTAGATGGGGAGCTGCTGAAGAACGCAACCTAATATCTTCTGAAGAAGAGTTAGTTAGTGCCTTTGGTGAGCCAGATTCAACCAACTTTAATACATTTTTCACTGCTGCAAACTTTTTATCTTATGGTAATAAGTTATTTGTAGCAAGAGCAATACCAGCTGATGCAATTAATTCAACTGTATTGCAAAACCAATCAACAGTTGCAAACAATCAAGTAGCAGCTCAAACAGATTTAATTAAAAACTCAGAACACCACGATGGTCTAACATTATCATCTACTGCAGCACTGTCATCTTTCATAGCAAAGTATCCAGGTGCATTAGGTAATAGTTTAAAAGTCAGTGTATGTGATAGTGCACTAGCATTTGAAAGTACATTTAATGGTGTAACAAACAGTTCAATGAATGTTAATGCATCCAATACTGGTTTTGTAGCATCTATTGCTGTAGGTAGTACAACATTACTATTCAGTCAATCAGGTGTTGAAGAAGACACTAATAGTACTAGTCAAGCAACTCATGTTATTAGAGTTGGTGCTAACCTATCTATGACTACTGCACAAACAGTATTCTCAGTTGGTGACTCAGTACGTTTAGGTAACTCATCTATTGGTTATCAAACAGTTAAGATTACAGCAAAGAGTGCTGTACAATCCGGAGCAGCATTTGCTGATTCAGATACAACATTTACTGCTAATGTATCATTTACTGTAGAGCCTAAGTTCAGACTATCAACTAACTTTAGTTGTAACAACAGTGTTGGCGATAGTATTAACTCAGGAGGCGTTACACGTTTCTGGGAAAATAGAGACAACGTTGATAAAGCACCAGGTCAAACTGAATGGTCAAACAACGTAGCTAATAATACAGCCAATGATGAATTACATATAGTTGTATCAGATGAAGACGGATTAATCACAGGTGTTAAAGATAACATCTTAGAAGTATGGGAAGGTCTATCAAGAGCTACTGATGCTAAGAACGAAAGTGGTGAGTCAATATTCTGGAAAGATGTTATCGATAATCAATCTAATTGGTTGTGGGTAGGTGGAGCAGAACTTAGAGCAACATCTAATGTTAATACTGCTGCACAAACATATTCCAATACTGGTGCATTATTAAACAATCATGTTAATGCTGTAATACCATTTACATCATCTTTCCAAGTAGGTTCAGATGGATCTAATCCAAATGAAACTTCAATTGCTATAGGACAATTAGCTAAAGCTGTTGACCTATTCAAGAATCCAGCGGATGTTGATGTATCATTAATACTAACTGGCTTGTCCAGAGGTGGTACTAATGGAGAGCAATGGCCAAATTATCTTATAGATAATATTAGTGACGCAAGAAAAGACTGCGTAGTTTTCTTATCACCTGAAAAGGCTGATGTAGTAAACAATCAAGGTGGTGAATCAAATGATGTTAAAACATTTGCAGATTCAGTATCACCAAGTTCATATGCGGTTATGGATAGTGGATGGAAATATCAATACGATAAGTATAATGATGTTTACAGATACATTCCATTGAATGGTGACATAGCTGGCCTTTGTGTTAGAACAGATGATACAAGAGACCCATGGTTCAGTCCTGCAGGATATAATAGAGGTGTAATTAAAAATGTAATTAAACTTCCATACAATCCAGATAAAGCAGACAGAGATATACTTTATAAAAATAAAGTTAATCCTGTAATAACTCAACCAGGTCAAGGAACATTACTGTTTGGAGACAAGACTTTATTAGCTAAACCAAGTGCATTTGATAGAATCAACGTAAGAAGATTATTCATTGTTCTTGAAAAGGCAATAGCAACTGCAGCTAAGTACACTCTATTTGAATTCAATGATGAATTTACTAGAGCACAGTTCCGTAATATGGTAGAACCATTCCTACGAGATGTACAAGGCAGAAGAGGTATATTTGACTTTAGAGTTGTATGTGACGAGACAAACAATACTGGAGAAGTAATTGATGGCAATAGGTTTGTAGGAGACATCTACATTAAGCCTGCTAGATCAATTAATTTCATTCAGTTGAACTTTGTAGCGGTTCGTACAGGGGTTGAATTCTCTGAGGTCGTTGGTTCATTCTAAGATAAATAGTTAGGTAAGAAGGAGAAAGCATAATGGCTTTTAACATTAACGAGATCAAATCCCAGCTAGCTCTTGGAGGCGCACGTCCGTCACTCTTTCAAGTGACATTGACTAACCCTGTAAACGCAGCTGCTGATTTAAAATTTCCATTTATGTGTAGGGCTGCGCAAATGCCAGCCTCTACGCTAGGAACAATTGAGGTACCATACTTCGGTCGTAAAGTAAAAATTGCTGGAGACAGAACTTTTGCTGAGTGGACTGTTACTTTAATACAAGATGAGGATATGATTATTAGAAACTCTATGGAAGAGTGGTCTAATAGTATTAATTCACATCTAGGTAACTTACGTTCATTTGCTACAGCAAGTCCTACTCTCTACAAAGCAAACGCATCAGTGACCCATTTTGGGAAGACTGGTCTTCCATTGAGAACATATACATTTAATGGTTTATTTCCAACGGAAGTAAGTCCTATTGATTTAGACTGGAATACAACAGATACTTTAGAAGAGTTTACTGTTACATTCCAATATGATTACTGGGAGGTGGCTGGCATTACAGGTAATGCTGGTGGTACATAATATATTATTAACAATATAAGGTGAAATTGATATGGCGGAATTATTTGGGTTTGAGTTTAAAAGAAAAGGTGTAAGTCAGGAACAGGACATTGGTTCCTTTGCACCAAAGATAGATGACGAAGGTGCTATAACAGTCGCAGAAGGTGGCGCTTATGGTACCTACGTTGATCTTGAAGGCTCAACCAGAACCGAATCAGAACTCATTACAAGATACAGACGTATGGCTTTACAGCCAGAGTGTGAGCTTGCTGTAGATGACATAGTTAATGAAACTATTGTCTATGGAGAAGAGCATAAGATTTGTGAATTGAATTTGGATAGTTTAGAAGCTAGTCCAAAACTTAAACAACTTATACGTGAAGAATTTGATAACACATTAAGACTATTAGACTTTAATAGTAAGGGTTATGAAATCTTTAGACATTGGTACATTGATGGTAGACTATATTATCATGTAGTAATAGATCCTAAAGATCCAGAATCAGGTGTTAGAGAACTACGTTACATTGATCCAAGAAAAATTAAAAAGATCAGAACAGTAAACAAGCAAAGAGTTGGGAACCAGATAGCTGGACCTGGCGCTGTTACTATTACAAAAACAAAAGAAGAATACTTTATCTATAATGAAAAGGGCTTTACAGGATATCCTGGTGGCTCTCCAACTGCAGCTTCTGGTGAGCAAGGTGTTAAGATTGCCAGAGACTCTATCATTAATTGTACATCTGGTATGATGTCAGAAGATAATAGAATAGTATTATCACATTTACATAAAGCTATTAAACCATTAAACCAATTACGTATTTTAGAAGATGCAACTGTTATCTATAGGATATCAAGAGCACCTGAAAGAAGAGTGTTCTATATTGATGTGGGTAATCTACCTAAGTTAAAAGCAGAACAGTATTTAAGAGACATGATGGTTAAGCATAAAAATAGATTAGTATATGATGCTGGTACTGGAGAAGTAAGAGACGATCGTAAATTTATGACTATGTTAGAAGACTATTGGTTACCTAGAAGAGAAGGTGGCAGAGGTACTGAGATAACAACATTAGGTGCTGGTCAAAACTTAGGCGAATTAGATGACGTACTATACTTCCAAAAGAAATTATACAGATCATTAAATGTTCCTGTATCAAGATTAGAATCAGAGACTGGTTTCCAACTAGGTAGAAGTACAGAGATAAGTAGAGATGAATTAAAGTTCCAAAAGTTTATTGGTAGAACTCGTAATAGATTCTCAATATTATTTGATAAAGTTTTAGAGAAACAAATAGTACTTAAAGGTATTATGACTTTAGATGAATACAATGAAGCTAAAGAAAGTATCAGATATGACTTTATGGAAGACAATCATTTCTCAGAACTTAAAGAGATGGAGATTCAAACAGAAAGAGTTAACGCCCTAAATAATATCGATCCATTTATTGGTAGATACTTCTCACAGAGATGGGCTAAGAAGAATATATTAAGAATGACAGATGAGCAAATGGAACAAATGGATGCTGAAATAGCACAGGAACAAGAAGATGGAACTATTCATCAAGACCTTGAACCTGCTGGTAAAGAAGAGATGCCAGATGAACCAATAGACGGTGGTCCTCCAGAAGGTGAAGAACCGCCTGCTGAATAATTATAAATAAATATACGTAAGGATATTATTATGCCAGAGAACAATAGTGACCAAATGATTAAATTTGCAGCACAAGGCAAGCCAGCAAAATTCGGTGACCAGTTTGGTGACCTAATGAAAGATAAAGTTAATGCTGGTGTTGAAGCTATAAGAGCAAAAGTCGCAGCCAAGTTAGCAGGCCTTGACCCAACAGGAGATGTTGGTGATGGTGCTGAAGAAGGTGGTAATAACACTAGCACACAAGATGATGCTGAGATGGAATTAACACCTGAAGAAGAAAAAGAGCTTGATGCAGAAGAAGCAACATAAGCCACAGGAGAAATAACAGATGAAGACTCTGACAACAATACTTGATGAGAATAGAAATCATGATTACGGAAATCCTAAGTCACCTGGTGACAAGGCTTTTGTAGATAAGCATGTAATTCAAAAAACAGACTACCCTCATAAACCTAAAAATGGTTCTAATGATGATATCTTTAGTGGTAAAAAGCAAAAGAAGAAAAAGAAAATAGCTGATCAACCAGATGAACAAGCTGTATACGAAATGTCTGATGCACAGTCTAAGAAGAAAGAAGACATTGTTAAAGGTATGAAAAAGAATACTCATGACTTTATTAAACGATATGGTAAAGATGCAGAGTCAGTTATGCATGCTACTGCTAATAAAATGGCAAACGAAAATTCCGTTTTAGAAAGTGTTATAAATGCTACAGAAGATAAAATTATAACTGTAGAGAATAAAGAATTTAAACTTACATTAGTTGATGCAAATGCATTAAAAAAAATCTACGAAGATTTGAATGATGTAAACAAAAAAGAATTTGAATCAAAATTACAAACTAAAATTGGTACGCAACAATTAATTAGCTTTGCGTCTCAGTGGGGAGAATAAGTAAATGGCTGCTGTAGAATTATCAAATCATTTAGCACCAGGTGGTGGTAAAATAGTACTGCTTTATAAGTCGGGTGGAACTGCTGCTGTAAACAAAACTTTAGCTAACTTAGCTACAGGTGGAGAAACAGTTACTGCTGCAGACATCACACGTATATATTATACAGGTGCTGGTACATTAACTATAAAACGTAATACAACTCCTGTGTTCATTAGTGATGTTCATACATCTTTTGATTGGGATCTAAAAGAAGCTGGCATTTCACTTAGTGCAAATAATGATCAAGCAATTAATGTAGTTTTTTCAGATGCAAACAGCACAGCAATAATAGAATTACAAAAAACTTCTAACCATAGTTCAACACAATACTAGGATAAACAGATGAAACTTATTACAGAACTAAACGAAGAAGTAAAATATGTTGTTGAAGAAGTAGAAGGCAAAAAGAAAAATTACTTCATAGAAGGTGTCTTCATGCAAGGAGATATCAAGAATCGTAATGGTAGAATGTATCCTAAAGAGGTGCTTGCAAAAGAAGCAGCTCGTTATAATAAAGAATATATACAAAAGAATAAAGCGTATGGGGAGCTAGGTCATCCACAAGGACCTACAATTAACCTTGAACGTGTATCACATATGATAAAAAGTCTAACACCTGATGGATCAAACTTCATTGGTAAAGCTAAAATATTAGATACACCATACGGAAATATAGTAAAGAGTTTAATTGACGAGGGAGCTCAGCTTGGAGTTAGTTCCAGAGGTATGGGAACACTAAAAGAAAAGCAAGGTGGCGCTCAAGAAGTACAGTCAGATTTTATGTTATCAACAGCAGCTGATATAGTTGCTGACCCTTCCGCACCAGAAGCATTTGTTAATGGTGTCATGGAAGGAGTTGAGTGGGTTTATAATGCAGCTTCATCTTCATACAGTGCTATGCAGGTTGTAGATGAAATTAAGAAAGTGGGAATAAAAGATGCGAAAAAACTTGAAGAACACAAGATTGCTTTGTTCAATAAGTTTATGCGTAACTTATAATAATTAAATTTTATAAATAATAGAATAAACAATAAGAAGGAGTCCAAAGATGGCCAATAAAAAAATCGAACAGGTAGTCGAAGATGACGATCTGCTAGAGGCCAGCAAGGAAACTGACGACCAACAACTCGACGAGTTTAAAGCTGACGCTACTGGTGGAGAAGGTGCTTTATCATCTGTGATTAAAGATGCAGAAGTTCCGGAACCCCATAGCACAGGCTCAGCAGCTCGAGGTGCTGACAAGAATGCTGGAGAGTCTATGAATTCTCCCGTTGCAGCAACTAAAGCGTCAGTATCTAAAGCTAGCATAATCTCACAAGTCATGGGTAAGATGAATGGAATGAGCAAAGACTCATTACAGAAACTTGCAGGAGAAGTAGACACGTATGGTAAAAACAAATTACCAGCATCTAAATCTCAATCACATGGTAAAGACGCAATGCCTAAATTGGCAGCTGGTAAAGTGACACAACAGGAAGCTATAGATGCTACTGCTGAGATCTTTGCTGGAGAAGAGCTATCGGAAGAAATGACTTCTAAAGCTCAAACAATTTTTGAAGCAACAGTAAATGCTAAGATGATTGAACTTGCTAACCATATGCATGAAGAGTATAACACTAAACTTGATGAAAGCAAAGAAGTCTTTCAAAAAGATTTAACAGACAGAGTAGATGAGTATCTTGATTACGTCACAGAAGAGTGGATGAAAGAGAACGAAGTTGCAATAGAGAATGCACTTAAAGTCGAAGTGGCTGAAAGATTTATGACAAGTATCAAAGATCTGTTTACAGAAAATTATATTTCTGTACCAGAAGATAAAGTTGATCTTGTTGCTGAACTTGAGCTACAAAAAGAAGAACTTGAAGGAAAGTTAGAAGAGCAAGTCCAAGCTGCTATTAATACTAGAAAAGAAACTGATAACTTAGTTGCTTTTAAAGTGTTTTCAGAAGCATGTGATGGTTTAACACTAACACAAAAAGACAAGCTAACAAAACTTTCAGAAAGTATAGAATATGCTGATCCATCTGATTACGCTAATAAGATTGATCAATTGAAAGAACACTACTTCACAAATAAGAAAGCCATTACTGAAGCAGAAGATCTTAATAGTGACCCTGTAGATGTAGATGCAGAGGCGCCAGCCAATAAACAGACTGGTCCAATGAGTGTATATTCACAGGCAATCTCAAGAAGTATTCGAAAATAATTAATCTAAAAGACCCAAGGAGGGAATCCAACAATGCAATTAACTGAAGAGCTACAAAATAAGTGGCAGCCCATACTTGAGCATTCAGATCTTCCAGAAATTAAAGATCCTCACAAACGCCAAGTAACAGCAGCCTTATTAGAAAATACTGAAATCGCTTTAAAAGAGCAAGCTCAGTTCGCGCCTCAGAGCTTATTAGAAACATCACCTACAAATGCAATGGGTGCATCATCTAGTACAGCTGGTGACGGTGCAGTCGATATATACGATCCGGTTTTAATATCTCTTGTTAGAAGAGCTATGCCTAACCTAGTCGCATATGATATTATGGGTGTACAACCAATGACAGGTCCTACAGGACTTATCTTTGCTATGCGCTCACGCTACACAAGCCAAACAGGAACTGAAGCATTCTACGACGAAGCAAATACAGCTCACTCTGTATCTGCTGTTGTGTCTGAAGCTGCATCTACTGTAGGTAAATCTGACGGTAACCTAGGTGATTCACCTGCAGATGGTTATTTGAATAGTACAGTTTCAAATGTGGAACTATACAATTTCATGTCAGGTATGACAACAGCTCAATCTGAAGCAGCTGAAGCTCAAACTACTAATACAATTCCAGAGATGGCATTTAGTATTGAGAAGATTGCTGTAACAGCATTATCACGTGCTCTAAAAGCTGAGTACACAATGGAATTAGCACAAGACTTAAAAGCTATCCATGGATTAGATGCTGAAACAGAACTAGCTAACATCCTTTCAACTGAAATATTAGCAGAGATCAACAGAGAATTAGTAAGAACTGTTGGTGTTATAGCTAAAGTTGGAGCACAAGAAGGAACAACTACTGTTGGTAAATTTGATCTAGACACCGACTCAAATGGTCGTTGGATGGTTGAAAAGTTCAAAGGCTTAATGTTTGCAATCGAAAGAGAAGCTAACGCTATAGCAAAAGGAACAAGACGTGGTAAAGGTAACATAGTCATATGTAGATCTGATGTTGCATCAGCATTACAAATGGCAGGTGTTCTTGACTACACACCAGCACTTAACTCAAACAATCTAAATGTAGATGACACAGGATCAACCTTCGCAGGTGTTCTTAATGGTCGTATCAAAGTATATGTAGATCCATATGCTGGTGATAACTATATGACAGTTGGTTACAAAGGCTCTAGTGCTTTTGATGCTGGACTGTTCTATTGTCCATATGTGCCATTACAGATGGTAAGAGCAGTTGGAGAAGATTCTTTCCAACCAAAAATTGGATTTAAGACACGTTATGGTGTTGTAGAAAATCCATTTGCAAGAGGAACTGCTGCAATCGCTGCTGCAGGTACTATTGTACAGTCTCAAAATGAGTACTACAGAAAAGTTGTTGTTAACAATCTTATGTAAGAGGATTTAACATTAACAAATTAGAAAGAGGGTTCTTCGGAGCCCTCTTTTTTTTGGCATAAATAGTATCATGGCAATATTAGATACCCAACCAACGAACCCTCAGTTCTTATCACCTCTAGGATTTAACTTTCAAATAAGAAAGCTACCTAATGTGAACTACTTTGCACAGTCAGTTAACCTACCAAGTGTAACTGTTGGTAATGCAGAATTGCCAACACCATTTAAAAGAGTACCTATACCAGGTGATGAAATGACCTTGGGAGATTTGTCTGTTTCATTTAAAGTAGATGAAGATATGAAAAATTATATTGAAATATATAATTGGATGCAGTACATATCCTTCCCTGAAAGTTTTACACAAAGTAAAGAAGTATATAATAAAGATGGTTTGGGAGGACTTACTGGTTTAAAAAATGTACAAAGAACAGGACGTTCATTAGGTGAAGGATCAATGAGTGATGCTACACTAACTGTATTAAGTAGTGCATCTAAACCTAATCTATCTATAACATATCAAGATTGTTTTCCAACATCTTTATCCGATCTAGTATTTGATACCAGACAATCAGATGTAGATTATATAGAAGCCTCAGTTACATTTAGATTTAAATTTTTTAATATAGATAAAATAAGCTCCTCAGGAAATAGTAACACTGCAGTACGAATAAACGGTTGACCTAGACTACACAATCTAGTATATTAAATTGTGGAGGTTTGTTATGAACATATTTGTATTAGATAGAGATCCTAAGATCGCAGCATATCAGATGTGCGATAAGCATGTAGTTAAAATGATACTAGAATCAGCTCAAATGTTATCAGCTGTACTAGATTGTCAGTATAAGAATAAACATAGAAGCAAAGATAATGAACCTGTGATAGAACGATTTGGCCTACCAGGCTATCCTAAAGCTCATGCAAAACATCCTTGTACCTTATGGGTTAGAGCATCAAAACAAAATGCTATGTGGTTAGTAAAACATATGAGAGCCTTATGTTTTGAATACTTTAAACGATACAATAAGTTTCATAAGTATGACGCATACCCTTTATTGTATGAGGCACAATTAAAGTATTGTGAATTTGAACAACCATGTGCAACAGAATTTGTACAAGCAATAACAAATAAAGAATTACATAGAGATGATCCAGTAGAAGGATACAGAGAGTATTATAGAAAAGAGAAAGCTCATTTCTGTACTTGGAAGCATGGTGACATACCAGAATGGTTTAGCAATGACATTAGATGAATTATTTGATTTATGGAAAGAAGATAGTAAGATAGATAGAACAGAGCTTGGTGAAGCATCTGCTATACAACCACAACTTCATCATAAGTATTATAAACTATTTGCACAAGAGAGATTAATACTGAGAAAATTTGAAGCAGACCATAAGACATTGTATAAAGATAAGTGGGATTACTTTCAAGGTACAATGATACAGAGTGACTTAGAAGAGAGAGGATGGATTCCTAATCCATTGAAAATATTAAAGAGTGATCTAGCTTTATATATTGATAGCGACAAAGATGTAATCCATCATAATTTAAAAGTAGCATATCAAAAAGAGAAGATAGATTTTTTAGAGAGTGTAATAAGAACAATTAACAATAGAGGGTTTCAGATAAAAAATGCAATCGATTGGGAAAAGTTTAAAGTCGGGATATAAAATTTGTGAGCCAGACTTTTATGAAAATAATACAAGAGAACTAGATAAGCTAATGCTGCAAGTAAACTTTGGGAGACCAGAGAAAGCAGATCGAGGTTCATTTTTACACAATTATCATAGACCATATAGTAAAATGTTTCATGCAGATATGAGATACAAAGTGGAAAATGTATTAGAGATAGGTGTATGGGTAGGGTTAGGTTTACTTACTTGGGCACATTGGTTTCCTAATGCTATCATAGAAGGTGTGGATTGGAAGTTTCAATACCAACATAAGATAAAAAGACTATATGATTTAAAAGAACAAGCTAGTAATGTAGAAAGAATATTACTAAATTGGGTAGATACTAGTGAGAGAGAAATGGTATTAAAACATTTCAATCCTGTTAAGTATAATGATTACTTTGATATAATTATTGATGACGGTAATCATTTTTCAAGTTGTCAGAAAGCTACGTTAATTAATACCTGGCAATATTTAAAACCTGGAGGTTGGTATTGTATTGAAGATATAACTGATCATTACGAACAGCCAGTTAAGTTAATAGAATATTTAAACGAGTTATCAGATGAAGGTCATAGTGTGGGATGGTTTGAAAATCCTGAGAGCATTAGATTAGATTCAAGAATGGTAGCTATAAAAAAGAAAGGCGATATAGCAAATGTTTAAGAAAAGTTTTTTTGGTTGGTTGTTTGC